TCAAATTTTGGCCTTGAATACAAAAAATTGTATGTTTTAAATAGCCGTTTTCTTTCCTGACTTTGGAATGTCATTTGTTGCCCCTTATTCTGTTCATGCGCTGGCGTAAGTTTTCGGCTTCTTTCTTGCCACGGATTTTTTCTATCTTTTCAATTGTGTCTGCCCACCAAGCGTTAGCCTCGCCATAACCTAATTCTTTGGCTTTCTTGCGATAACGTTCCACCCATTCTTTGCTTTCGCAATCTTTCATGAATTCAATTTGATCTGCTGTCATCACAACTGAACTCTTTATGGTATGTTTGTCTTGCATTTTTTACGGCTGCTTCTGCATCTTTTATATCAATAAAATGTCCTAAATGAATTGTTTTTTTGTTGACTGCAATTCTTGCTCTAAATTTGCCAGACCTTTTATTAAACCCTACGCCTTTGATTCCAGTAACATTGTCTTTTCTTAGTTGAGCATTCCAAGCGTTTTGTGAAGCATTTGCTGCTCTCAAATTTTCAATTTTGTTATTGCTTGGATTGCCATCAATGTGATCTATGTATTCAGGCATATATCCATGATGAAACAAAAAAATTACTCTATGTAATTTGAGCATTTTTTGTTTAATTCGGATATTTACATATCCATTTTTTTTAACACAACCAGCTTTAGAACCTTTAATTATTCCAAAACCTTTTTTTGCAAAATACAAATTACCATCTAAGTATTTGTATCTTTCTTGCAGATATGCTTGAGTAATCATGTCGCACCTCATCATTGGTGGAAATCATCATTGAAAGAATGCAGCAGGACGGTGATGAATCGTCTTTTCCCCCGCTAAAGGTAGCCGCAAAAAAATTTTACCTTAATCCAACAGCATCGCCAAGAACAAATAAGGCCCAAGTTATTGCTGTCCAAGGCACAGAATCATCGCCCATGCGAACCAAATCAAGAATCCTGGCGGCTTCAAGTTCTTCATGGTTGTAGTAATTACGCATTTAAAACTCCTTATTCCACCAGGCTGCATCAATGGCAGGCGCTGGCTCGGATTTTGGCAAAACTGCTGGCTTCATTCTTTTTTCAGCCTTTGACCATTGATGCTTGCTGCACATTGGCTTCTGACCAGAAATATGAACCGACCAAAGCTGATTGCATCCTTGAACGCTACACAGGTTAGAAAACTCTTGGTTTTCTTTTTCTTCAACTTTTTTAATGTTGTACGCCATGATTACTCCTTGTGGTAAGCACCTTCAACGATGCGAGCAAATTTTGTGGGGGTGAAAATAAAGTCTATGTCTGCCTTCCAATCCTTAACCTTGCCAGTTAAGAATTTAGAGCCTCGCACATGGTCAAAAAAATCAGCAAACCATTCAAGCCCTTGGTCTTTGGTGAATTTTTGCTCGGCAACAACTTCACGCCATCTGGCTGAGATTGTTCGCTTCCTAGCATCGTTGACCACTTCGCACCTTGGCAACTGTGGCAGCTTGGCATTGAATAGCTCAACAATTTCAGAAATTGGCGCTGCTGGCGTTCTCTCGACTTTAGGCGAGGGGACAAGAACCGTAGGTTCTATAAATAATGGTTCTTGGTTAATGGTTAGTGGTTCTTGGTTAGGTGGCGCTTCGTCTACGGATTGTTCACGGTTCGTGCGTTTTTCCTTACGTTTCGCTTCTCTTTCCTCAGCGATTCGTTTGTTTGTATCTGCATTTTTATGATAGTGAAGCAACTCATCCAAGATACGTTCTTGAACATAACAACCATCTTTATCCAGCGTAAAAAAACGGCTTAAAACAAACTTTACCGCTTCAACTTCAGCTTCTGTGGATGCCCATGTCCATTCAATAGCTTCATCCAATGTAGGGAACTTTTCACGGTCATAACACGCATCCATAAGAAGCGTGTACGAACCGTGTTGAAGCATGGTCAAACGTCCTGCTTTTTTGGCATAGTCGCCAAGGTTTCTTTTGTAATAGTGCATTAATTGCTCCAATCAGCCCAACCTTGGACTTGAAGCACCAAATAACGCTCTGTATTGTTTGTTTTAGTTAGCCTATTTGCTTCACGCATAGCTTGATCGTGCGTGTCTGAAAAGCAAGTAAATCTAAAAGATTTGACATGGCGTGACTGTCGCATAACGACAAATTTGCCATCAAGATTTTCTAAGGGAGTTTCGCCAATAGGTTTGGCTTTTTTAAGAGATAGTGTTGCCACTTTTTTTACCTTACGTTATCGGTTGTCGTTACTGAAAACAATATCGGCAGGACGGTAACGAATCGTCTTTTCGGGAGCTACCCTAGCCGTGTTTGTAAAAATTATAGCTTAAACCAATCAGGTTTCAATTCTTTTAATTGATAAATTCTCAAAGCAGGGATGTCTTTCCAATGGTAGATAGCGCCCCTGGTCACGCCTAAGAGCTTGGCTAACTTGGCTTGGCTACCTGCTAATTTGATTGCTTCTTCTTTGGTCATCCGCTGAGTGTAGCATCAAACTAGACGTAAAAGATTAGGGTTTGTCCCTACAAAATTTTTTAAATAATTGTTGAAACCTGTCTATTTTGCTCTACAATAACATCCATGCCGTAGCAAAACGCAAGCGGTCTTTTAGGAGGTCTTATGACCGATTTCACTTTCTTTCCTTCCGATTTCTCCTCAACAACAATCACAGTTGTTGCCAACACTTCCGCCGCCAAAGAGTATTTGGCAGAACGTTACGGTTTTGGTTGCGTATCTGTTGAGATTCGCAAGTCTGCCGCTCCTGAGTTTGCAGACAGTTTTGAGTTTCAACAACTCTCCTACGAATAAGCCTTCGGGCTTTTTAGGAACAACCATGCAAGACATATCAACTAAGCAAATGGAGCTAGACCAACTATGCCAACTTCTTTACTCAAAAGGGTTCGAGGACACTTTGATAGACCGTATATCGAACGTCATATTGTCAGACACAACATTCGGTCTTGGGTCGCTTCTGTTCGACACCTTGGTGACAAATGGCTCCTCGCAACCCCAGTTCAACGAAAGGAACAGCAATGAACTCCCATTTTGAAACATTCTTGGATTACGCATTGGCTGTGGTCATTGCTTGTCTGTTGGCTTGGTTTTTAGCGGTAGCACTTGTATGACTGACGAACAAATTGCAAAACTATATGACCAAGCCTTGATTATTGAAAACAATGGTGACTATGTTGCTGGCGAATTAGACCCCGTAAAGTTTGCCAAACTGGTAGCACAGCATGAGCGTGAGGCGTGTGCAAAGGTGGCAGACGAGCATGATTTTTACGGCGTATCTATAGCACGAGACATCCGAGCAAGAGGTGAAGCATGACTGACGACTACGACTTTGACATAGAAGAACTGCGCCAAGAGGTAGCTGCTGAAAAGCGCTATTACAACCAGCTTATTCGCCACCCTAACCCGCAAGACCCTGACTATCCAGAGCTAGAGGATGATGATGAGTAACTGGCCCTTCCCAACCAAATTACCGCCAAGCAAACCTGGTGAGCCTAAATTTAACCCAAACAACCATGAGGATGCACCGTTTTGAAAACACTAATTTGCATCTTTTGGGCAGCACTATTCTGGATAGGGTTTTATTTTGTTTTGTATGAATTTTGGAGATAACAATTGGTAGTGAAAGTCAATGCCATGTCTTTTGCACACCTTGTTAAGTTGTTGTTAGACGGTACACGCACAGCAGATGAGCTTGCCGAAGAATCAGGGTTACATAAGCAAACGGTTTATATCTACACCAGACAGTTACACAGTAAAAAAGCTGTGTTTATTGCTGATTGGGAGCAAGATCGCTTAGGTAGAGACTGCAAACCGATTTTTATGATTGGATGCAAACCTGATGCTAAACGTCACAAACTCTCACCAGCCGAACGAGCAGCAAATTACAGAGCTAGAAAAAACAAGTTAGCAACCCCAAGATTAGAAAGTTGGTTACATGAAAGCAGATAGTTATCAAATCGGTGGCACACATTACAAAAACATGGAGATTCAACCTTGGGCAGTAATGGAAGCAACCTTAACGCAAGAAGAATTTATCGGATTTCTGAAAGGAAATGTAATCAAGTATTCCATGCGTCAAGGCCACAAAGAAGGCACAGACGATGCAGCCAAAGCACATCACTATCTTGAGAAGCTGAAAGAAGTGCAAGGATGAGAAAGCAAACCAGACGCAAAGTCTACCAATTGGTCAATCCAATTGAGTTCGCCATTGCAGGAGCCAAGATAACCGACAAGGAAAGCCTTGATTCGCTACGCATTAGGGAGCTTGCAGCCATAGATGCAATGAGCAAAGGGCTTGCAGGTG